GGAAAGGGACTCTTGACCGCGCACGAGTGAAAGGGCTCGGGGGAACACCATGGGGCCAGTGTAGCCCCTTACCACGGTTTGATCGCGTTTACGTGTGTTTGCGTGGTTTATGCGTGTCGGCGTGTCGGTCTACGTGACCTAATCATCGCCACACTACGAGGAGCTTTAGCCGCCTGGCTAACCGCAAACATTACCGCCCGGGCGGCATAAACACCGTTCCGTCCCATAGGGGCAGTCAGTACCCAACCGCCTTGCCGCTGGCTTATCTTCGAATTAGCAAAGTGTTCCTGCAATACTTGACTACCATCGTGGCGTAATTGTTGGCGGCTAAAAAGATCCTGGAGGACTTGCGTTGCGCTGACCGCTTCACGCTGACCCACGAGGGCATCAAACTTTTGGCGTAGCCGCTCAACATAACCAGGCGTCACTTGAATATAGAGGCTCGGATGCTCAGCCCGGATCTTCTCGAGTTGCTCATCGACCTCGACAATTGTCCGGTGAGTCGTGACCCGGACAACGATTAGCCCCTCAGGGTTTGGTGCGGCGATTGCTACGGCGTGACCCATACCATCAAAGTCAGTCTCGACCGCAACCGACCAGGTGCCCGACTCGGGAAGTCTCACCTCAGGGTCGAGAGTTCCCGTCCACCACTTATCCAGTAGCCAATGATCCGACCGAATCACCCACTGGTTGCAGTACTGCCGCCGAAAGGCGCTCTCCTCGATGCGTGCCCACTGCTCTGCGAGGAAAGTCTCCCGGCGCTCCGACCACTCAGGGCTCCCCCACTTCCATGTACTCACCAGTTCCGGGTCGGCCTCAGCCGGTGCGCTCCACTCCAAAAGTAGTACCGTCGAGGGTTCATCATCGTCCAGGCGGTCAAGTGCCCGCTGCCGGTACGATTGCATGAGATCACTTTGTGAGTCCCCTGCCGTCGATACTAGATAGATTTGTGGTTGCTCGCGCATCACCATAGTGGGTGCTATCGAGTCGGAGATGACGCTTTGGGGGATTTTCCATGCCTCATCGCAAAACACCATCGAGACGGAATAGCCCACACCGGCGCTATCATTCGCGGCATGAATTAACCACCGGTCACCGGAAGGTAGTTCGATCCCGGCGGCCTCATTCCCCCACTTCACCGACTTTTTCCCGTAAGTTTCAGTAGCCCACAGTCCAGCCGGCCGCATAACCTCCATCGCAGTAGATCGCTTATTAGCAACGTGGAGAATTGTTTGAGTCTCACCAAACAACTCGCCATGATGCAGCCGCCACATGCAGATAGCCCGGCTTAGCCACGACTTTCCCGACTGGCGACCCACAGTAATAATCACCGCCGACCAAACGAGTTTCTGATCGGCGTCATGCTCCAGCGCCCGATCAAGTGCATAACGCTGCCAATCAAACAATTCCATACCAAACACACTAGTGAGCCACTCGGCCGCCTCCTCACCAAACGAGCCTGTAACCACGCTAGGCGCTTTAGTCTCTAACCTAGGCATAACGAACCCTAAGGCGTGAAGTCGCGGCTCTGTGTGCTTGTACCGGCCCTCCTCCGACCCCCTTGGGGGGAAAGGCGAGAGGGCGGCGGGAGTCAATCGTTGTTTGATCAAAAATCCACTTTCCTCTTGTGTGTCAGGAATTATTTTATATTTTTCTTTTCTTTTTTTTATTTCTGGATACTTCGACGGTCTTATCTTTTCCGATGCTGTTTGGTTTTCTTTTCTGTACCTGTCCCTCACCTGTATGGCAGGGAGTGCCGCCTTGCAGTCTTGGTTGTCGCATGTAACTCTTTTTAGGGTTGGTTCGTCTGCTTGTGGATCGGTCTTGGTCGTCGTGTTGTGTGTGCATTGTGCATCACATACGACGCAGTTGTATGTCCATTCGATTGACCAGGTGGGTGCGGCAGGGCGTGGCGTGTCGTCGTAGCATTTCTTAGAGCAATACTTACCTGCGCTTTTACGGTTGGGTGGGTACACGGTGCCACACCCTAGGCAGGTTGCCATGCGTCTTTGCCTGTCGCTTCTGTTGCTGTTGGTTCCTTGGCGTGAGGCGCTGGATCTTTGCGCTCCTATCTTGCCTCCGTGTTGCCTGTTGCATTTCATATGGCTAATGCCTGAGCCGTCTAACCCTGGTGATATGTCGCCTGTTACTGCTAGTGGTGGTTCGTGGTCTGCGCTTGGTCCCATTGGGTCGCGTCCGCTTAGGGTCATGTCCACTTCGTAGCCGCATCTAATGCAGATGGGTTCGCAGTGTTGCATGACGAGTTTGCGCCATCTGGCGTATTCGGCTGTTTGGTGGAGGCTGCTCATCTCGTTGTGTCCATGAGTATTCGGGAGATGGAGGCCTGGGGGTAGCCCTTGGCCCTAGCTTGATCTGCACGCATGAGGCGCCCGGTTAGGTTGTCGCGGCAGTATAAGCAGGGCCATGTGCCGGCTGTGTTGTCGATCCAGCCTTTGTAGCATCTGGCGTGGTCGCATCCGCATCCGGCTAGGCCGCAGTGTGAATCGTATTTGCTGTAATGGATTGGTTCGTGTGTTGTTGTCATTGGTTTGTCCTTTGGTCTAGTGATGATCGGCGCGTCCTCGATCTTGATGCTCAAGACCGCGCCTCTGTGGTGGTTTGGTTTTAGTGAATACTCACCCTACCTGCGTGGTCGGGCGTGTTGCCCTGTCCTACACGAAACCAGTGCTATTTCCTCCGGCATACTGGTTAATCGTCTACCCTGTAATGATCCGGGCGTCAGGGCATGACACGCCACATCTATCGTTATGGTGGAGTGACAGATTGTGGGTAGTTGTCACCATTGTCACTGTCTTTTGAGTTGTAGATCTTTGCTTCCCATTGGTCTCGCAACGCTTTAGCCTGGTCTTTTGTCATTCGACCATGGCCTCCGACCTTAATTCTTAGGTTTGGTGGTTGGATTACATAAGTACCCTTATTTGGCATCAGATCGCCTTTTGTAGGTGGTCAATGTATCCGGATGCGTCCATCTTGTTCATCTCAGTGATGCTGGTTACGGCTGTTTTGTTGAGTCCGGTTAGCCAGGCGTTGACGTTGGCGAGTTTGTCTAGGTCGTCACGTATGTCACGTTTAGCCAGTATGGCGTGTATTGCTTTGAGTTGCGGCCCCGTCAATGGGTACATGCTCGAGCCCTTGCCCGGTACTGCCCCGTCATACTGTGGTGCTGGTGCCTCAGTAACCCAAGGATCATCCGGTAGCGCCTCTGTCGTTTGCATGACTTTGCCTCGCTCTTTAGCGTGTTGGATCTCGTCTAATGTGGCTATCGAGGCGTCGATACCGATACCGAGGGCCCCTATCGCCCGGCCCCAGCAGGAGGTCTGTAAATTTTGTAACTCAGATCCGCGAGTGAAATTCGTTGTGCCCGGGACTACTTCCCACGCAATCCCTACACCTGGGCGGGCGTCGTCGGGTGTTCGGTATGCGTAAGCCCGACCCACGACCCACTGTTTGCCTTCGATGGTGACCCATTCGGGTGCATCCATTTGTAGTGATCCGTCCGGGTAGCGGGAAATGAATAGTTTCACGCGTGAGGCGACGTCCACATATCCATCTAGGTTGTAACTCATTCGCTGTCCGTATCGTCGAGCATTTGCCTAATTATGCGCCTTACATCTGCCACTGTTTCGCATTTCTCGACCTCTATATCGTCAAGGACATTGGTTAAGGCTTGGACGTAGCCTTCAAGGTAGTCACCCATGACTGCCACCCACATAGCCCCACGCGAGACCGATCACGAGGCCAGTAAGTAGGCAAGCGAGGCCGACCAGTGCCGGGTTCACGCTGTACGTTTCCACATGCGAATCGAGCGCCCATTATTGGACTCTCTTGTGCTCACCACAAAGTTCCCCATCGAGGTAATGACACCCATTGACGCCCATGACCTGAATAAAGCACCAATCTGGTTAGGGTGACCGTCGGGTAGGCCGATGGCCTCGATGAGTAGGTCGGCGCTGAATAGACCACCTATAGCCAGCGATTTACGAAAGATCGTGGCCTGTATTCGCCAAGATTTATCTATCTCGGCTAGCACCTGGACGTCTTCACGATCAAATCGTTCGCAATATGTGCAGAGTTGCCCGGTGCAATTGTGGCCCGGTCGGTCGAGTTGAATATCACCAATCGAGTCGAATAGTGAGTATGTCATTGTTCCCCTTTTCGTTCTAGTGGCTAGTGTGTTGGCGGAGCCTGCCACTAGAAACAAGCCCCGCCGAAGACATCCTCTGAACTTATGTGCCAGAGGTACCGGGCTTCCCCTCCCGTGGTATGTCTGTGGCCCTATCTTTGTCAGGCGTAGGTGCCGTGTCAAGGTCTTTTAGGATTCCGGCGTGTTGGGCATAATCTCGGGCGACCAGCGGTCGCGTGTGAATCGCCTATATGCCAGGGTGGGTTTACCGTCACGGATAACGATAAAGACTTGACCAGGCGCGTCGAGGTGATCTAGGTCGAATAGGTGATACGTGGCGTTTAGCACTTGTGCCTGGTCTGGTTCCAATGATCAGCGCCCCTTCCGTTATCCCATGCCGTGTAAAAGGCGCGGTCTTGCCAGTAGCGGTTCCATTCTTGGATCGG